TCCTTGATGCACAGAAGCGCTTAAGCAGTTGCTCCTCGATGAAGAACTCGGCCAGTCCCGGCTTGAAGCCGTGCTCTACACGGCCACACACATCAGTGCGAAGTACTTGTTCTTCGAATTCCTTGTCACCACCGAGCGTTGTCTCGATGCCTTCAGCCTTGCGTGTGACGATCACGAACTTGCCGTAGAACTCACGAGTGTAGTCATTGAGCACGTCTTCAGCAGTGCGCTTGCTTGCACGCGCCACGCTCCGCGCACTATCGACCATGCCTGCAAACACATCGAAGATACCGTTCATTGGGAGATCGACGATGTTGGCGTACTCGCGCCCCATCAGCACTGCACCAGCCAGCTGACATGCAACACCGCCGATCCAGAACCGTTCTTCTGGTGACTTCTGCAGCTTGCGTTTCGTGTCTTCCTCTACCCTGTTGACTACTTCTCGAGCAGTCGCTTCATGGTCGACAAGCCAGCGCGACAGCATCGCACCGGCTACGCCGTAGTTGTGTGGCAGGATGTTCTTGATGGCGTTGGTCAAGTCGTCCGGTGCATTCAGCGCTGTCGTCATCTTCAGCTCGAGCAAGCGCATGATCTCCCCTTGCGACGAGTGCTTGCGTGAACTCAAGTAGTCCATGACGTGCGTGTTGGAACTGACCAGCGCCATCGATGACCAGTATGTGTTGTTCTGGCGCTCGCGGTTGACGTTGCCGTCCATGCGCTCCTTCCCCTTGCCGTCAGTCATGTCGAACACGAAGCCAGGGAACCATTCGAAGTTGAGCCGGTTCTTCTGCGTGATCTCGTCGCAGATCAGCGGCAGGCTGTTGAGCAGCCCGAGACGCTGCTGCATCGCGACACCGGACGTGTCCTTGCCAACCATGTAGTGCGTCGGGTGCCCCCACACGCTGGCCGCCATGGCGAGCGATAGGCTCTTGCCAGTACCGCTCTCGCTGGAGCCAAGGTGGATCGTCAGCCCATTGAACGACGTGAAGCGCATGAGGGGTGCGCCGAACCCCACTGTCATCATCGCGAGGATGTCGTACATCTTGTACTTGATCAGCAGGTTGACCGTCTCCAGCCAGCCCTCGATCGTTCCCTCCGGCTTGGTGACGCGCACGATGTTCTCGAGGCCCGGCAGAGGAGTGATCGTCTCCTTGCCCGGAGACATGATCTTGCCGTCATAGACGAATGAGCCGTCCTTCTGCCAGCCGTACTGAGTGGGGATGTTGAGAGGCGTTTGGTTCTCCGATGCGTGTGTAATGCATGCGCGGATGTAATTGGACAGCCGCACGTCGTTGCGCCCTGATGCCACGATGTTCTGTTCAGCGAGCGCCTTGCATAGATCGTCCTTCGTCACCGTCACGCGCATGGGAAGCGTGACGTTCTGAGCACCGCCAGGGCGCATAGCAACTAGGTGCACGTAATGCAGGCTATCGCGGTTCATCAGGTTGATTGCGAACAAGTCGTAGGGCACCACCATCGTCATGACCGGAGGCCCATCGACGTCCTTTGACTTCTCTTCGAGATACACGCCACCATTCAAGCCGTAGTGGTAGCCGAATGGAGCGGGGGGTCTGTTGACGTTGACAGCGATGTGTGTCGGGGCTGCGGGCGCCAGCTCGATGATCTTGGGTGCTGCATCGACTTGCGTCTCTCGCGAAAGCGCCAGTGGATTCGTGACCTTGCCCCATGAGGGGCAGTGCTCGCAGACGCCGGGGTTCTCGGTGTTGAACTTGGTGCAGGGATACGGACCCTTGATGTCGCGCAGCTTCTGGTGCATGCGCGCCTCGTCGTACGGGTGGAGCGCGGAGATGAACTGCGCCGCCTTGAGCCCATCCTCGCAGGGCTTGGCAATCGACAGGACAGCACGCCACAGCGGCTCGAGTCCTTCCTCCGATGCGTGCTCGAGGTAGTGCTTGATCTGTAGACACCCACCACCGGCGCCTATCTGCGCGAGCAGCTTCTCGAAATACACTGCAGAGTTCTGCAGCAGCTTTATGCCCGCGGCATTGTCTGCAGCCTTTGGCTTCACGCCGGGGATCACGAACGCAACAGGCATCGACGATGGGGGCGGCTCGTTGTAGCCGATCGCCGTGGCGAAGTCGTGCAGCGTTACAGGGCCATCGCCATCGATTCTGGTAAGGCAGCGCCGGGGGTTGTCGGGCAGCTTCCAGTTCGTCGTGCCCGGCATGCGCAGGATGCGCGCAGCGTCGGCGGTGACCGTGTGGTCTATGTCGAACTCATACTTCTTGGCGAGCCGTTTGAGATGCTCCGCGATCGGCTTCCATTGCGGCTTCGCCACCGGCTCCGTCAGCGGCCAGTACACGTGCAGCCCGCCACCACTTATGTTGATGATTGGATTTGGCAAGGCGCCTAAGCCGGCGGTATCGATAAAAGAAGCTAAAGCCGATACGCCTGCGTCCAACGAGGCGTACACATGGCCTTCCCCGCAGTCGATATCCACGAAGAATGATTTTAGCCATCGTGCGTTCTGCGCTTCACGCGAATCCGTGTTCTCGTACGTCGCCAGTGCGAAGTACGTGTTGAGATGCTGGGCGTTGAATTCGTCGGTTCGAGCAATCACTTCATCGAGCGTATCGACGAAGGCGTGTGTTTTCTTCTTTGTCGACAGTTCGACAACGCAATAGTGGCCATAGCCAGGAGGCGGTAAAACTGCCGCTACAAAGGCGGCGGGGGTCACGTTCACCCCCGTCTACAGCGTTACATTCAGCGCTTTGGCGGCTCGCTTCAACGCTTCATCACGCGTCGGCGCTGCCTTCAGGATCTCGTAGACCTTCGACACTCGTTCGCGGTAGGCGGGTATGACCCAGCCACCGAACAGCCAGTTGTAGCAAGTCTTGCGCGTGGCGCCGGTCAGCGTAGCCAGCTCCTGCACCGACACGTCGAGATAGACGGCGCGCCGACCCAGCCTGCTGCCAAGTGTGAGCGGGCTCGCCTTGACGAGATCCCGTGTTTTCTGACGGTACGACATGATGTTCCCCGGTGAGATTAGTGGCGGTGCACGATCGATCTGCCAGCTCAAAACCAAACGGTAGCGAGGACGCAGGTTAGTCGGCTTTCTGTGCTGGGGCACCGTACCCTGCCCCCACCACGCTGCAGCGTGGAATTTCTCGTCGTCAGTCGTCAGTCGCCTCGGGCTTGTCCCACTGAGCCAGGATGTTGGTCAGGTTGGCCCTGCCCGGCGCGGGGGCTGCCGGGGCCGTAGCGCGCACCGTGGGCTCAGCGGCAGGCTCGGGTGCCGCTGCCTCCTTCTTGGCCTTCTTGGGGGCTTTGGCAGCCTTGGCAGCCTTGAACTCGGCGTACTCGCGCGCCTCCTTCTCCTCTTCGGTTTCCTCGGGCTCAACAGGAGCCGTGACGATGGGCGCCGGTGGCGCAGCGGGTGCCGTGCCGGGGATTGCCAGCGCTGGCTTGGCCACAACTCCGTCCGATTCGAACACGGCCATCTCGATCGCGCGCTTCGCCGCCTCGGTCTTGCCTTGGTTCTGTACCGTGGCGTACTCGGCCTCGGTCAGATAACGCACCGGCGAGAAGAAGATCTTCGGCGCGGACGCATCCAGATCGAAGCTCATCTTGGTCACGACGACGTCGATGTTCACCGGGATGGAGGCAAGCTGCGTCACGTATTCGCGCAGCGGCAGATTCGTTCCTTCGCCCTTGCCGAAGATCGACGCGGCCGGGACTTGGAACTTGAGCACATTGCCGCCGATGTCGTTGGCCAGCACCACAGCCAGTGACTGGTTGTAGCGGCACGCCTTGGACTCGCCTTGACCGGAGCCCTTGGCGTTCTGTGGGCAGGCGTCGCAGTTGTCGGCTTGACGATGCGCTGACTTGGCGTCGGGCGTCTTGCCATCGCGCGAGAAGCAGTCCGGCGGAGTCGGGGTGGCGTCCTCATCGAACTTGGCCATGTAGAACGTGCGGGACACATGCGGCGACGCAGAGACGACAACGACGTCCAGCTCGCGGGCGGTCATCTTCGCGTACTCCTTGCCGTTGGACAGCAGGCGCCACACGCCAGCCTTGATCGACAGTCGGAAGCCGGACGACGAACCCATCAACGCCTTGGTGGCGTCCGACAGCACGGTGGCGCGCAAATGCGCCGGCAGCTGCATGGGATTGAAGGCGATGACGTTGTTGTTCACGTTGGTGAGATTGTTGGACATGATTCACTTTCCTGTAGGACGACGGACAGAGACTGTCAACTCAGTTTCGGACTGCATACCCGCTGGATAGGGCAGCGCTTCATTACGCTCTTTCGCTTCGGCTACTTCCTCCAAGTACTTAGCCATGTTCGACTGGGCGATCCTCTTTTCCAGAAGATCAAACAAGTCATTTTCTTTCACGAAATTTCGGAAGGAACTCCAGTCGCTCGGGAAGTAGCGCGTCTTCTCGGTGAGGATGACGGTGCCGCCCGCGGTGTTGACGCTGCGCACGTGCATGGCCTGGAGGATGTCCTTCATCGCGCCAGCGATCTCACCTTGCTGTGCCTTCAGAGCCTCGACTTTCGTGTCGTACTCCTTGGTCAGTTCAGCGATGGCGCTGCGGATCTTGATGTACACGCTGGACAACTTGTCGAGCGGAGGGATTTCGGTTTCAGTCATGATGGGCTTCCTAAGTGCGGGGGACAACCCCCGATGTGAATCACTATACATTGCCTCGGTGCGGGACGCAAGCCCTTTCTGAAATTTATTGCGCAGCCTCCTCCTCGTAGAGC